CACGGACGCGGGGCGCGTTTATTGCGTTGGCGTTGCGGTCGAAGGGTTAGAATATAGCGGACTGCATTGCCGTAAAGCATTTTGAGTTGGTGCTAGCTAGGATTTTACGACCGTCTTGAAGCCTTAGGATGAACGTTACTTCCTTCTTTTTTCCGCCCGCCAAAAGTCCCACCAAGAGGCCAACTGGACCCAAGAGGACAGCACCGGCAACACCCCAACCCACTGTGCCGCCAAGCCGTTTAACGTTTTCTTCACTGGCAACCTCTAACGTCTCGAACTCTTTTGCAGCAATCCTTTCCCACTTGGGGTTCCCGATCCAGTTTCGCTTGCCTGTATCTGCAAGCAAAAAGCCATTCAGAAACTGACTGCCCTTGCCTTTATGGAAGTCTCCGGCGTGAACATTGATCTTGGCCATAGCGGTGTTCCCTAATTTCAGTTTCAGGTTTTGGTTTGAAAGTGGCCCGCCGCTTACGGGTGGCGGGCTATCTCAAGAATTCGACATTGATGCGGCCTAATTTTTGCCACGTGCTATTCCAAACTCTAAATCCTGTTGCACTGACATTCTCGGTAATCTGTTCGCCGTTCACGTTTGTGGTTCGCAAAGGAAATACAAAGGTAAACCGGCATTCGCTACCTTCTTGGATGACTGCGACTTTATCCAATGTGGGGAATTCGGCAGTTCTTGGTGTCCCAACTTGTGACGTGATGGCGATGATTACTTGCTCATAAACTACATCAACGCTGCAAGCGTCCTCAATTTCGTGCGCCACAACAGGCGACCCCATAAGCCCCAGTAGCAGGGCAACAACTTTCCACATTTTCAATCTCCAATCTATTGCTGGCTCCTAAATGGGAGTCATCGCCCCGTCTGGCAAGGAATTATCACAAATGGCAAACGCAACAATGGGGTGTCCGGTGGGGTGTCGATTGAATGTCTTGAACAAAGAACACCCCGCAACGGGTTGTTGTTAGGGTGTTTTCACGTTTGGCGGGTGTTAATCGCGTAACGGGTTTTATGTAAAGGAACCCGCGCGGGGTGTCAGTCGCCTTTCGGTTGTGTGACGGTCATTGGCAACGTCTTTGCGCAAAGACAATATCCCGTCGCCGGGAAGTTTCAGCACCCCGTGCAGCAACCCGCGACGGGGTGTTAGGCTAAAACAGCATCCCGTTCGGCAACCCGCTGCGCAACCCGCACCACGGTCATGGCTGAAACCCGGTGTCGCGCCGCAATGCTACGCTTTGAATGTCCCGCCTCTAGCTCAGCCTCAATTCATGCCGTTTTGGTGTCGTCAATCCGGGGCTTGGGCAGCAACATCTAGCTAATTCTTGTGTTCTCGTTTAGAATGTCAAAGACGCTCAAAGATAATAGGAAAGCTGAAAATGGCAGATCACGACTTTATCCCCGGCGACCTCGTTCAATTAAAATCAGGCGGACCGGACATGACTTATATCGCCGACGCAATCTCGCCTGACATGGGTAGGTGCGAATGGTTCAAAGATGAAAAAAGGGAAACAGGCGACTTCGTTTACACAAGTTTGAAAAAATCGCCGCCTAAATCTGGGCAAACCCCAATGACACGCGGATAAAAACCAAGCGAGCAGGCGCGGCACGCTAAACTACCATCCGCTTCTGCGCATCGACAAAGGCTTGCCGCGCCGTTTCTGCCAACTCATCCTTGGCCCAGCCTGCAATCTTGATTGCCTCATCAGGCGTCCACAAAACGAACGTGCCTTTTGGGGTGATTGCCAGCTTGCAATCCTCGATCCGCATGGGGCGCAACAGCAGCGTGAAATAGGCCACGATCTTAAACCCGTTACCTCGCTTGATAGGCGTTGCCAGAATTGCCACGTCCACAATTTTTGCGCCAACTTCCATCGCTCTACGTCCTCGCTACCATGTCATAGAAAATGATCGTGCCATCGGGTGCAAACTTGCCAAGGTCGGATATGGTCAACGTGCCTTCGCTGCACTCGATCCGGTCAGACAGCTTTATTTCAACGTTAGCCGTTGAACAGATCAAACGGTAATCGCCACTAAAAATGTTAGTGCCGTCGATCCGGTCCATCTCAATCGGAAACACCGCAACACGCACGTCATAGATAAGGGTAACAGTCGTGCCGCCGGACGGGTCAGACGGGCCACCACCTGAGGTCACAGACCGGGCGACTTGCGCCGCCTGACCTCTTTTTGTCAGCATGGACTTTGCCTTGCGGGCCTTCGCGTCATAATATCCCATCGGTTAATCCTTCCAATCCACAAGGTCCAATGCCTGAGCCGGATCAACGCCCGCCTCTTTTGCCATCGCCAATGTCTGCACAATCGCACCTAAAGCCCGCGCACGGCCCCCGGCGTCAAACGCTTGCAATGGTCGCATAACGTCTAGTTTGACCGCACTGCCCAGCTTTTCGGATGCCTCTTGGCCGATCATGGCCGCAATCGGCATAAGGCCCCACTGCGCAAGGTGGCGTTGCGCTTCCCTCACCATCGGGCCGGTTGTGCTGATATTGCTCAGACCGGGCAGAACACTGAACACCATTTCAATGCTGGACCGCGATGCCGCAAGCATTTCCTTGGTCATGGCTTTGCTCAAATCTGGCGACACATCGCTTGGCTTGAGGTCAGTTTGCGGTGCAGGCCCGCCCGCCGCTGTCACGTTGACAGATTCACGCACCAACACCTTGCCCCGGAACCCACGGAACCCACGCGCCAGATCGCTCATATCTTGGTCGGGGGCCTCAGGGAATGGAATGACAGACGAACCCAAGGGCGCGTTGGTGTAGACCTCAGACAGGGCAGATTCCAGCGTTTGCAACAGACCAGCCGTCAAACGCGCCCGCCGCAAGGGTGACTGACCAACATAGGGCATACCCATATCGCAGCCAATCCGAAGGTGTAGCACCTCGCCCGCCAGCACCGTCATGGACCGCCCGCCGCCCGTGTCAGGGATGCCAACGCGGTAGGCCGTGGGCTTGGAATAGCGTGTGGTCAAATCCCAATCCGAACACGGCAACAGCCCATCCCCTCGGATCACAAAGACAGCTTCCCCGCGCAACGCCAGAGAGCGCCCAGCAAGCGCCAGCATGGCAGGGGTCAGCATGTCGGTGCCGTCCACATCGGAAAGGCTCAAACCGCCTTCCCAGAGGTTCACACAGCCTTGCACCGTGCCAGTGAGTTCGGCAACGCCATCAACGCCGCCGATATAATCGGCCCGCGCTTGCATCACTTGCGTGGTGTAGCCGGTGCCACTGGACCGCGTTTCGGTCTCAGGTTCTTTTCGTTTGAATGGCCACATATTCAAGCCCTCCGATATGGGCGCAGCAGATCGCCCGCGCCACTGTATTGCATTGCCCGCGCCAGCCATGTCGGGGCGCGATTTACGGATTCCTCAAGAGGGCCAATCTTGTCAGTGAAAGACGTCGTGCCAACGCGCCCCGGATCATCGGCCATGTATTCAGCAAGCCGCCGGAAAGCCTCAGAGACAGGCGCAGGCACAGCACCAGCGCCGACTTGGGCCGTTATCCGGTAAGTGCCATCAGAGGGCAGACAAACGCCCAGAGGGCCGTCTAACAGGGTCAGACCCTCCCATTGAGCGCCCCAGAAATGCGCCGTTCGAGACACAACCGGCGTTAGGGGCGGATGCCATTGATCGCCACCATCCCCTAGAAGGGTCCAGACCACCTCACGCGGGGTCCAGCGATGTGCCGTGTATCCTTCTATTCGTGCCCAGATCATTGCCACGTCCAGTGCAGCCGCATCATCTGACAAGCCACTAGGCGCATCAGGATAGGTCACTGGAACAGCCTCGAATTGTTTGATCAGATCAATCATATCAAGCCCTCCAACGGTTCAAGGTGCGGTGTAGGCCAACGCCTAAACCATCGGGCAGGATCACATCGCCCGCCGTCCAATTCCGCGCTTCAACTTGCGCCTCAGGATATGCAGGCCGCGTGACCACGCTGAGTTCATACAAGAGCGCCGCCATAACGGTTCGGATGATTGCGTTATGCGCCCCGTTCTCAGGGTCGTGGCCCTCATCTTCAATCTTTTCAGGCTCAGGGACCGCCCGCTTCGGTGGCAACCGGAATCCCGGTGATATGCCAAGGGTCAGACCCGCAGCGATGCCTGCTAGAATATCCTTAACATAGGACACTTCTTGCATTTCCGGCGTGATCGTCGCGGTAAAGGTCAGAGCATCATCACTGTCCACAAGGTCCAATGTGCCAGCCGAACGGGACGCTAAAGGCTTGTCAAAGGAATGGCCGACAAGAAAATGAATGTCCTCTTTTGGATCGTTCACGCGATAGGCAAACGCACGGGATGCAATCGCCTCTTTTCGTGGCCGACCGGAACGGCCCCCATCACTGAGGACCGCCCGCTTGTTATATGGAAAACGGCCTTGCAGCGACAGTGCGCCGGACGCCCGTTTGCGTAGTTCCAGACCGCCGTCTGCAAAACCCTCTAACATTACTGAATACCAGTCAGGATTTCGAGCTGCACACCACGCGCAACCGTCACGTCCATTGTAGTCAGTGCGGTCAGGCGCAGTTGCCCAGACTTTGCATCAGAATACGGATCACGGATCAAATCGACCGCGCCCCACATACCGCAGAACATTGGTGACACACCGCTGGTCGATGTGGTCATAAGGCCCAAGCTTGCCAAAGGATCGCCAGCCGGGGCCGCGATGCCGTTGGTTGTCAGTTGCACCTTGCCGATCTTGGCAATCAGGCGGTCCCATTCTGAGATTGCCAGACCACTAATCAGTTCGTCCATGCCGTCAAAGACCTCAGGACGTAGCAGCAAGTTGACCGCACCCGGTCCAGACGCCGCGTTGGCCGTCATAAACCGCACCACCGCCGCACGGAACGCCGCATAAGATGCACCCGCATCAATCGCCGTTTCTGTGATTCCGTAGGTGGACGCGCCGGGGAAAATGCCCAGAGGTTCGCCACCCGTGCCAGACCCAAGGAAAATTGCCCGATCAACCTCTTGCTGGATTGCCGCGCCCATATCGCGCCGCACCGCCTGCTCAAGCCCAGCACCGGCTTGCTTGAGAGCCTTGCGGGTGATTTTCATCTGGACGCCAAGCGTTTGATCCGGCTTCATTGGACGGTCAACCGTTGTGTAAGCCTGAGGCCCCGGCACATCGCCAGTCTCAGAACCAGCCCAGCCCGGTTGTGCGCCGCCCGTGGCAACGGGGTATTCGATTTCACCCACGCCCACGTTGATCATCCGGCAACCCATCTGAGTTGCACTTGATCCCGCAAACAAGCGTTCAATCGTTGGCATTGTGCGGATAGGGTCAGGCACACCGCCTGCAAGCGTCTCACCGGCACGGGTTTCCAGCGCCTCAAGAGGGACCGGGATGCCTTGGAACCCGCCCGCGCTGCGCAGTTCCTCGACCATTTCAGCCGTTGCACCGTCCAGCTTGCGGCCTTCATCCAGTGCCAAGGCGACTTGGCGCAGTTCAAAACGGCCTGCCAGTTCGCCCCATTCCTTATCAGAACGGGTTTCCAATTCGGCTCCGGCTTCGCGGCGTTCGTCGTCCTCAGACACAAGAGCCGCACGGAACCGCGTTTCGTTGGTGCGATATTCAGAATCCAGCGTTTCCATAGACCGCGTTTCGTCCTCAGACGGGGTTTCTTTGCCGACAAGGCCAGCGAGTTGTTGACGAATTTCCGACTGACGCCGGGTGATTTTCAGTGAATCAAGCATGATTATTTCCTTTATGCTCGTGGGGATTGCGCTGCATTTCGCGCAGCAGGTCACGCCATTGCTGGCGCTTTGGGGTCAAAGGCTTATGCCCAACCTCAATTCGGGTCTTTGCGGCGTGGTGTTTGCCGCAAAGCATTTGTAAATTTGACAGGGTGTAGGCCAGATCAGGCCGATCCCGGACGGGCAGGATGTGGTCACATTCCAACCTGTGACGGGTGCCACACTGGACGCATTGCCAGTTGTCACGCTCCAAGGCTTGCAACCGTAGCGCCTTCCAACGGGGGCCGCGTGTGACGTGCCGTGAGTGTCGCTTGTATTCTTTCCTTAACCCCATGCTATCCGCCCTCCTTTGTGGGCAGGACGGCCCATAATCCGAGCGCCCTCAGCCACCGCCAAGACGGATGCACATGCGGCGTCGATACGGCCCATCGAACGGCCTTTTACGATTTTGGAATTGCCCGCCGGATCAATGAACACCGCCGCCTCACCAATGGCGTGACGCAACAGCAGGCTTTCAGAAACGTGCAGCTTGTCGTCAAAGACGAACCGGCGGAACCGTTCCACGTCCTCAGACCCATCCTTGAACCCCATGCCTCGCCATATGACGGGGGCGCGGTTGCCAATTTCCGACAGCGCGTCACTGATTTCAGATTGCTTGAACCTATCCGCAACAATCGCCGCGATGTGTTCGCCTTCAACATGGCCCAGAACACGGCGCAGCCATTGCGGCATGGGAACGGTCTTTTGCCCCATCAATGCCAGTTCGCCGCGCTTGTGCATCAGGGAATACAGATCCCCGACAGCATCAGCCTGCCCACGGGCCTCAAGTGTTGGAACCGTGCCAAACGCGCCCCACGCCTCAAGCCGTCCAGTTTCAGGCCACAGATAGGCCACGGCGCTCATGGATGCCGATTGCCCTTGGTCCAGCCCGATCACAACCGGCCCTTGGCGCGGTGGCAGATCATCGGTTTCGCATTGCAGCCACTCATTCAAGTCTAGCAGTGCATCGCGGTTGTCCTCAGCCACACGTTCGTTGCGAGACAGCAGGCGGAACCGCGACAGGGCAGACCCGCCCCGTGCCAGCGCCAACGCCGCGTCCTCTTTCAGACGGGTCATTGTGGGGCCGATCCCATGCTTGGAACCGGGGTTGGCAATCGTCAGACTGTCCAAATCGTCAACAGGCAAGTTTGGCGTGGGCCGGTGTTCTTGGCGATAGACGCCGGGTGCATCCCGATCCAGCCAAAGGCTAAACGGGTGCATGTCATTGCTGGCCGAGGTCGATATGATCAAGGCCTTGCCGTCGCGCTTTGACAGACCCGTCAGCAGCGCGGCCTCAAGTTCGTCACCCTGAGAAATTGGCCAATGCCCACGCTCATCAAGGACGGCCAGCGTGGGGCTGGACCCAAGCGCAGACTTACCGTCAGCAGAGATTGCCTTGATCAGGTGCGGCCCGTTGTCGTCGTCATACTGGATTTCAAATCGAGGTTGCCGCCGGATCGTGATCCGCTTTTGAATTTCATCAGGCAAGGTTCCGATAAATGACGCGCAATAGTTCCAAGCAATTTTGGCCTGTTCTTGAGTTCGGGCCGCAATAATTACTTCCCGTTCTTTGGCGTCAGACCATGCGCCCAGCAATTCACCAGCGCAAAGCATCGCAGAGATAGCGGACTTGCCGTTGCCGCGCCCCACGCTCAAGACGCCCACGTTGATACCGTCAGCAAACGCGCCTTCAATAAAACGGTTTTGATAGGGTGCCAGCTTGATCGCATTGCCTGCCAGCCGTCCCGTGGGGACCGTCAGAGACTTGCAGAACCGTTTGACTGAGGTTGCTTGCTTCATGCCAGCCACCCGAACCACAGCACAAACGTGTGTGTGGAATGAAAGCCCACCCCCGCGGCCCCCTGGGTACTTTGGAAAGGGGGCATTGGGACCAATTCAATGGCCAGATGATTAGCAGACTGTTGAGTGAATTTGTCGGGTGTGATCATGTCCAATGATAGCACATGATAGCAGCCGCTATCAATAGCACTGTTACGCTATGATTCGTCCTCGATGAAAATACATGGCTTATTGCCCAATATCAGCGGGTTAGCCTGAATCGTTCCCACAGAT